CAATCCGCTACCACCAGCGCCGCCGGGGCTTCTTTGACCGGCTAGATCAATTTTCCAACATGCTGTCGGTGATCTTCGGCTCAGCTGCGATTTACGGCATCCTGGCGCAAGACTTCAAATCTCTTGCGTTGGTTGCCTCTGGTCTGGTTACGGTGCTCGCTGCAATCAACTTGGTCATCGCGAGCGCTCAGCGTGCACGTGCTCACAGCGACTTTGCTCGCCGCTATGTCGAACTGGAAAAGCGCATGCTGGCCAAGCCCTCCGAAGAAGAGTACTTGCGCGTTGCTGAGGATCGTCTTGGCATCGAAGCTGAAGAACCGCCTGTGTTACATGTGCTGAACAGCATCTGCCACAACGAGACCATGCGAGCGATGGGGTACAAGAAAGAGGAGCTAGCGCAGATAGGCTGGTTCCAACGTCTGGTTGCCCCGGTTTTCGACTTCTGCGAGCACAGCATCCACTGACTCTTTAAACCGGATTAAAAGCTCTCCTGCAGCACGCCGCCGATTATGGCGGCGTGTTCGTTTCTGGCGCTCGGTCTTCCTGAGCGCCCAGCAGCAGGAGGCGCTATGCGACCTGAAACCCCTCGCGGTATTCGCAACTTCAACCCTGGCAACATCGACCGCGTGGACGGTGTGCGTTGGCAGGGCCAAGCCACTGACCAGAGTGGCGATCCTCGCTTTGTCGTGTTCAACGGCCCTCGTTGGGGTGTCCGTGCCATCGCTCGGGTTTTGATCACTTACCAAGATAAGCGCCGCGCCAAAGACGGCAGCCGCATTGACTCAGTACGCGAGTTCATCGAGCGCTGGGCCCCGGCCGTTGAAAACAACACCAACGCTTATGTCAAAGCTGTAGCCAGCGCATTGGGCGTGGGCCCTGACGACGAGGCCGTCGACGTCTACCGCTACGAAACGATGCGAACCCTGGTGCTGGCCATTATCCGTCATGAGAACGGCCCAGGCCCATTGCCGGGCGGTGCTTGGTATGGCGACACAATCATCGCTGATAGCCTCGCGCTGGCCGGCATCGTGCCCGGTGTACAGCACGGCAAGGCGGTGGAGGCATGAAGCTGATCGCCGAGTGGCGTCGTTGCCACACCTTCTACAGCGTGCAGCTGGCGGCGCTGATCGCCCTGTTTGGCTTCCTGCAGGTCACGCTGCTGCCGATCTGGCAGGCGCAACTGTCCCCGACTGCCTACGCCACCCTCAACAGCGTGCTGGCCGGCTTGCTGTTTATCGCCCGCCTGGTCAAGCAGGGGCCGGAACAGGAGTCCCAGCAATGATGCGCTGTCTGTTCGGCCGCCTCCTGGTGGCCATCGCCGATCTGCTGCCAAGGCCCTGGATGTCCAGTGTCCGTTATCTGCAGGAATGGCCCCAGGTGCGCCCCGGCAAGTCGGGTGTGGCAGCTGCTCGCCGCGCCGCCCGCAAGGCACGCAATCGCCGGAGGCAGCGCCATGGTCGGGCTTAAGAATCAGCCCCAGCAGGTGCTGCTCGGCCTGCTGGCCTGCCTGCTCTGTGCCTGCGCAGCCGGTGCCATCGGCTACGGCTTCGGTGCCCGCCATGCCGAGGCCCTGGGCAATGCCAGCCTGGATCGCCTCAAAGCCGAGCACGCCGAGCAGGCACGACTGGTGGCCATCGACAGCCGCGTGCAGCTTTTGCAGCAAGTCGAGCGCGCCAACCAGGCCGAAGAGAAGCTGCTGGGCCAGCAGTCCGGGCACGACCAGGAACACCAACAGCTCAAGGAGCGCACCACTCATGTCACGACTGTCTATCGGCCGGCACCAGCTGCTGCGCCTGTTGTTATCCCTCGCTGCGTGTTCACTGCTGGCTGGGTGCGCGACTTCAACCTCGCCCTCGGTGCCGGTTTGCCCGCCGCAGAAATCAGCACCGCTGCCTCCGGCACTGCTCAAGCGGCCTGGCCCAACCCCGGTGCTGACGCCGAACTACTGGAAAGCGGTGTCACTCCAGCAGACATCCTGGCCCACGCCCAGGACTACGGCCGCTGGGCCCGCAACAACCTCTCCCAAATCAACGCCTTGCTCGATCTGCAAAAGGACTGACACCACATGGATGTAGCTGACCTGGCTCTCGAAAACGACTTCACCGAAGCCGCCCTGCGTGCCCACGAATCCGGGCTGCAACGCCGCTCAGGCCCCTCGGCTTTCCGCTGCGAGGAGTGCGGCGATGCCATCGACGAGCGCCGCCGTCAGGCCGAGCCTGGTACCGAACACTGCACCGAGTGCAAAACCACCCTGGAACAGCTGAGCAAGCGAGGCCTGCGATGAATATCTCCATTGAGTTCTGGCAACTCGTCAGCTTGCTACTGGGCTTCTTCGCCTTTCTTGGGGCCGCCGGAAAGATGCTCCTAGGACAGATTGATCAGCGCCTGGAAACCCGCTTCGCGTCCATGGAAGAGGCCCGCAAACTCAGCACGCTGCACTGGGACTCGCGCTTCTCCGCCTTGCTGAATCAGTCCAAGGAAGACGCCGATGCTGTGCGCCAGCTCGAACGCGATCTGATGGAATTGCGCGCCGAACTGCCGGAGCGCTACCTGCGCCGAGAGGATTACATCCGAGGCCAAAGCATCATCGAAGCCAAGCTCGACGGGCTGGCCATGAAAATTGAGAACGCCCGAATGCGCGTACTGTTAAACGGAGGCAACCATGCAAATTGACCTGGCCAAAACCCGGCGCGAAAGCCTGCGCTGGCTGATCATCCTGACCCTGAACAATGCCCGCCCGGTTGGTGCCTTCGAGGGGCCGATTCTATACGTCGCGCAGAGCGAATACCCGGATGCCACTCCGTTGTAGATCCGCCGCGAGCTGGATTACCTGGCTGACCGGGGCCTGTTGCGCCTGGACAAGCAACCCAGTGGCAAGTGGTTCGCCGATCTGACCCGCTACGGTACCGACATGGCCGAATACACCATCGACTGCGCCCCCGGCATCGCCCGGCCGCAGAAGTACTGGTGACCGCCATGGGCCGCAAGTCTTCAATCATCCGCCTACCCGAAGCGATCAAGTCCTATATCGAAGGCAAACTGGCAGAGGGCCAGTTGACCTTGGATGAGCTGATCAGCGACCTGCGTGCCCGCTTCCCGGAACAAGCCGAGGAAGGCGAGCTGCCCAGTCGGGCGGCGGTGCATCGTTATGGCCAAAAGCTGGAGAGGCGTTTGTCGGCGATCCGCGCCAGTACCGAGGCTGCAAAGATCATCCGCGCCCAGGCCGGCGACAAGGAAGACGCCCGCAGTGAGGCATTGACCGCGATGATTCAGTCCGAGCTGTTCGAGTCGATCATGGCCCTGCAGGAAGCCGGTGACGATGAGATGGACCCCGCCGAGCGGGTGGGTTTGCTGGCGACGGCTGCCAAGAACATCGCCACCCTTACGCGCAGCTCGGTCACCCTGAAGAAGTACCAGAACGAAGCCGAGGAGCGAGCCCGTAAGGCGCTGCTTGCGGAGCAGGCCGTGAAGCTCGATGAGATGGGCAAAGCTGGCACCCTCAGCGCCGAGACCCTGCAGCGCATCCGTCAGGAGGTCTACGGGCTATGAGCAACAAGCAGCCTGCTATCCAGCTGTTCAACTACCAGAAGCAATGGCTGCTTGATCGCGAGCGCTTCAAGATCGCCATGTTTGCGCGTCAGACGGGCAAGACTTTCACCAGCACCCTAGAGATCGTCGATGACTGCTTCGAGGTCGAGTCGCGCGGTGGCCGCACTCGCTGGGTGATCCTGTCCCGAGGGGAGCGCCAGGCCAAGGAGGCCATGGAGGAAGGCGTGAAGAAGCACTGCCGCGCCTACAACATGGCGGTGCAGGAGATCGAGGGCGAGTTCAAGGGCAGCAACGGTGAGCGCTTCACCATGCTCGACGTGGTGCTGCCGGGCGGTTCCAGGATCACCGCGCTGCCGGCCAATCCCGACACCGCTCGGGGCTTCAGTGCCAACGTGTTCCTGGACGAGTTCGCCTTCCACCAGGACAGCCGCAAGATCTGGACGGCGCTGTTCCCGGTCATCTCCAACGGCTGGAAGCTGCGCATTACCAGTACGCCCAACGGCAAGGGCAACAAGTTCTACGAGCTTATGACCGACAAGAAACTCGCCGATGTCTGGTCGCGGCATGTAGTCGACATTCATCGCGCCGTTGCCGATGGCCTGCCGCGCAACATCGAGGAGATGCGCGCGGCCCTCAACGACGAGGACGCCTGGGCCCAGGAGTTCGAGCTGAAGTGGCTGGACGAGGCCAGCTCCTGGCTGAGCTACGAGCTGATCAACGATGTCGAGCATGACCAGGCCGGCCGCCCCGATCTGTATACCGGTGGGCCATGCTTCGTCGGCGTCGACATCGGCGCACGCAATGACCTGTTCGTCATCTGGGTGCTTGAACAGGTCGGCGATGTGTACTGGACGCGGGAAATCATCACCCGCAAGCGTGCACCTTTTCACGAGCAGGACGCATTGCTGGATGACGTGTTCACCCGCTACCGCGTGTTGCGCTGCTGCATGGATCAGACCGGCATGGGCGAAAAGCCGGTGGAGGATGCCAAGCGCCGCCACGGCTCCATGCGTGTCGAGGGTGTAATCTTCGGTACCGCCAGCAAACTGACCATGGCAACGCGCGGCAAGGAAGTGTTCCAGGACATGCAGATCCGCATCCCCCTCGGCGACACCGAGCTGCGCAACGACCTGCACAAACTGCAGAAGGTAGCCGGGCCGACCGGGGCCCCACGCTTTATCGCCGAATCCGACTCGTCCGGCCACGCCGACCGCACCTGGGCGTGCTTCCTCGCACTCAACGCCAGCGACGGCCCCAATGGCCCGGTCATCGTTAAATCCCGTCGCCCACGCAAGGGCGCACGCATTACCCAGGGGTACGCATGAGCAGCAAAGGTCTGTGGGTCAGCCCCACCGAGTTCGTCCGCTTCAGTGAGCCTGCCGCAGGCAAGGCCCTCACCGACCATATCGCCAGCCGGGGCCGCAGCTTCGACTCCCAGGCCCTGGGCATGTACCTGCCCAACCCCGACCCGATCCTCAAGGCCCAGGGCAAGGACATCACCGTCTACCGCGATCTGCGCAGCCAGGCCCTGGTAGGCGGCAACATCCGTCGCCGCAAGTCTGCGGTGCTCGCCCTGGAGCGCGACCTCAAGCGCGGCAATGCCCCGGTGCGGGTCGAGCGCTTCATCCGCGACTGGCTGGCCGACCTTGATCTCGACCGCATCATCCGCGAGCTGCTCGATGCGCCGCTGTTCGGCTTCCAGCCAGTCGAGCTGATGTGGCGTCCGCTGGGCCTGCACCTGGTACCCGAGGATCTGCTGGGCAAGCCGGCCGAGTGGTTCCTCTACGATCAGGACAACCGCCTGCGCTTCCGGGCCCGCGATGCCGGCCTGCAGGGCGAGCTGTGCGACCCGCAGCGCTTCGTGGTGGCGCGCCAGGACGCGACCTACAACAACCCCTACGGCTTCGCCGACCTGTCCATGTGCTTCTGGCCGGTGGTGTTCATGAAGGGTGGCCTCAAATTTTGGGTACAGTTCACCGAGAAGTACGGCTCACCGTGGGTGATCGGCAAGCACCCGCGTGGCGCAGCGACCAGCGAAACCGATCTGCTCCTGGACAGCCTTGAGGCCATGGTGCAAGACGCCGTGGCAGCCATTCCCGATGACTCCAGCGTCGAAATCCTCGAAGCGGCCGGCAAGGGTGCCAGCGCCGAGGTATACCGCGAGCTGCTGGTGTACTGCCGCAGCGAGATCAACGTCGGCCTGCTCGGCCAGAACCAGACCACCGAGGCCAACAGCAACCGGGCCAGCGCCACGGCAGGCCTGGAGGTGACCAAGGATATCCGCGACGGCGACAAGGGCATCGTCGCCGCTACCCTGAATGCCGCCATTCGCCGGGTGGTCGACCTCAACTTCGGCGAGAACGTCGCCGCTCCGCTGTACGAGCTGTGGGAACAGGAGGAGATCGACAAGACCCTGGCCGAGCGTGACAAGGATCTGACCGACGCAGGCGTGCAGTTCACCCCGGCCTACTGGAAGCGCACCTACAACCTGCAGGACGGTGACATCGTCGAGGCTCCCGCAGCCGAACCTGGCCCGGCCTTCGCCGAACCGACCTTGCGACCGATCCTGGATCAGGCTGCGCTCGACCAGGTGATCGACAGCCTGCCGGCCGAGCTGCTCCAGGAGCAGGCTCAGCAGGCGATTGCTCCGGTGATCGAGGCGCTGCTGCGCGGTCGCTCGGAGACTGAGGCCCTGGGCCTGCTGGCCGAGGCCTACCCACTAATGGATGATCAGGCCCTGCAGCAGACCCTGACCCGCCTGCTGTTCATTGCCGATACCTGGGGCCGGCTTACCGCCAACGCGGATCGGGAGGACTGATGGCCAAGGCACCCACCCCAGCCGACCTGCAGGCCATCTTCGGCCTGGAGCCCGAGAAGGCCATCGCCTACCTGGAAGCCAAGGGCTACGCCATCACCTGGAACTGGCAGGAGATGCTCGATCAGGCGCACGACCAGGCCTTCACAGTGGCCAAGGCGATGCGCCTCGACCTGCTCTCGGATATCCGCGCCGCCCTGGAGACCGCCTTGCAGGAGGGACAAACCCTCCAGCAGTTCATCGAGACGCTGCAGCCTATACTGGAAGCCCGGGGTTGGTGGGGAAAGCAGGTGATCGTCGACGGTGCGGGCAATGCTGAGCTGGTGCAACTGGGCAGCCCGCGCCGGCTGAAGACCATCTACCAGACCAACCTGCAGAGCGCCTACATGGCCGGCCGCAAGGCGAGCATGGAAGACAGCATCGACACCCACCCGTACTGGCGCTACGTGGCTATCCTCGACGGACGCACCCGGCCCAGCCACCGTGCGCTGAGCGGCAAGGTGTACCGCCATGATGATCCGGTGTGGTCGGCAATCTACCCGCCCAACGGCTTCAACTGCCGCTGCCGGGTGAGCGCACTGTCCGGTGCCGCGCTGAAGCGCAAGGGGCTCCAGTTGGAGAGCAGTGCCGGGCGCGTGCAGACCGAGACGGTGGAGATCGGCGTGGACAAGCGCACAGGCGAGATTCGCACGGCCCAGGTGACCGGCGTGCGAACCACCGACGCGGCGGGCAAGCCAGTTATGTTCCGCACAGATCCAGGCTTCAACCATGCACCGGGCACCGGCCTGGCCGAGGCGCTGAAGCGTAAACAGGCCGCTTCCGGCCTGCAGGAGGTTTGAGGTGTTTACCGTCCAACTGGAGCACCAACGCCTGCAGGAAACCCTGCGCACTATCGAGTGGGCAGTGGGCGACCTGGCCCCACTGATGCGCGGCATCGCTGCCGAACTGGCCAGCCAGACCGAGGAGAATTTTGAGGCCGAGGGTCGGCCAGATTGGCAGCCGCTATCGGATGCCACCACCAAACGCCGGGAGAAGTCCGGCACCTGGCCGGGGCAGATGCTGCAGGTGAGCGCGGCCGGCCTGGCCGCCTCGATCGCCAGCCAGTCAGACGACAGCTCGGCCCTGGTCGGCAGCAACAAGCCCTATGCGGCCATGATGCAATTCGGCGGCGACCAGTCAGACTTCCCCCACCTGTGGGGCGATATCCCCGGCCGTGCCTACCTGCCAATGGATGCCGAGGGTCAGCTGCAGCCCGAGGCAGAGGAAGCCATCCTCGATCTGGCCATGGATCACCTGAAAAGAGCCGCCCGCCTGTAAGGCCCTCTGCTGCGTTTTGCGGGGCTATGCGCTCCGGTTCATCGTCCCGCACCCCAGAAAATCGCTGTAAAGGCTTTATAAAGCTGTTTTGCCCCGCTTCCACCCTGTAGCTCGGGCGTGAATCCAGCAGCACGGTGCGAATCTCCCCGAAAACTCTTTAAACCCGATTAAAAGTCTGCAGGCGGCTCGGGCGGCAGGCTGTGCGCATGTACTACCACCCAAGCGCGCAGCCCATGAAGCCAATCCATATCTTCAAACCCGGTAAGCACGTCGCCATGAGCGGTGTGAGCCTCAACTTCAGCGAGTCCGACCTGGCCGCAACAGTGCGTGCCTATGACCCGGCATTGCACGAAGCACCGCTGGTGCTTGGTCATCCCAAGCACGACGCACCGGCCGGTGGCTGGGTTAAGTCACTGGCCAGCAGCGCCGATGGTTTGGTCGCCGAGCCGCACCAGGTTGCCCCGGAGTTCTCCGAGCAGATCGCCAGCAACCGCTTCAAGAAGATCTCCGCCTCCTTCTATCACCCCGACGCGCCGAACAACCCGGTGCCGGGCGTTTACTACTTGCGCCATGTCGGCTTCCTCGGTGCCCAGCCACCAGCGGTGAAAGGCCTGCGTCCTATCGAGCTGGCCGAGGGCGAGGAAGGTGTCGTCGAGTTCTCCGACTACGGCCACGAGGTGGGTGCCAGCCTTTGGCGTCGCCTGCGCGACTGGCTGATCTCCGACCGAGGTCTGGAGGTGGCCGACCAGGTCATCCCCGACTGGCAAATCAAATCCCTGGACGAAGTCGCCCGCCGCGAAGACGAGCCACGTCCGTCCTTTTCCGAACCAACCCCAACCGCAACCACTGAGCCATCGACCGTAGAGGAAAGCACTGTGACGCCCGAAGAAATTGCCGCCATCCAGGCTGAAAACCTGCGGCTGAAGAACCAGGTGCAGCTGCACCAGGATCAACAGCTCCAATCCCGCAAGGAATCCACTCATGCCACCAATGTGGCGTTCGCCGAGGAACTGGTGGCCGCTGGCAAGCTGTTGCCTAAGCACACCGCCGCGCTGATCGCCTGTCTGGACTTTGCCAAGGACGGTGATACCCCGCTGGAGTTCGGCGAAGGCGACGCCCGTCAGCCAGTGTCCGCTGGCCTCAAGGCCATCTTCGGCGACCTGCCGCAGCAGATCGACTTCGCCGAGCAGGCCAGCGGTGCCCGCCGCAGTGGCGACGCACAGGTCGCCGACCTGGAGTTCGCCGAGAAGAACACCGATCCCGACCGCCTTGCCCTGCATGCCCGCGCCACTCAGCTGGCTGCAGACAAGAACATCCCCTACGAGTCGGCCGTGCGCCAACTCATCACCCTGTAAGGAGTTGAGCAGCCATGCCTGACCGTCTCAAGCAACTACGGATCGTTGATCCGGTACTGACCAACATCGCGCGCGGCTACCGCAATGCGCAACTTGTCGGCGAGGCACTGTTCCCGCTCGCCGATATGGACAAGGAAGCGGGCATCGTGCCGCTGTTCGGTAAGGCAGCCTTCCGCCTGTGGGACACCGAGCGCGCTATTCGTGCCCAGTCCAATGTGATGACCCCCGACGACACCAACACCCTGGACGTGGTGCTGCGTGAGCATGACCTGTCCTATCCGGTGGATTACCGCGAACAGGCCGAGTCGATGTTCGACGCCGAGGCCCGCGCGGCTAAGCGCGTCAAGGAAGCCATCGACCTGCGCCGTGAAGTGTCCTGCGCCGCGCTGGCACAGAACGTCAACACCTACCTCAGTGGCGGCACGGTTGCCCTGGCTGGTGCCAGCCAATGGAGCGCCAATGGCGGCGATCCTGTGGCGGTGGTCGAGACCGGCAAGGAAGTGGTGCGCTCGCGCATTGGTGTGCGCCCGAACACTATCCTGATGGGTGCCTCGGTGTACGCGGCTTTGAAGTTCCACTCCAAGCTGCAGGCCGCACTGGGTAGCAACGAAACCAAGCTCCTCACCCTGGAGCACCTGCGCGCGCTGTTCGGCATCCAGAACATCGTGGTTGGCGAAGGTCTGGCCGGCGACACCACCACGGCGGATATCTGGAGCGACAACCTGGTGCTGGCCTATGTGGCTCAGCAAGGTGCGGGCGAGAAGTCGGACTACGAGACCCCGTCCTTCGGTTACACCCTGCGCAAGAAGGGCATGCCGGAAACGGACAAGTACGACACCAACGGCGGCAAGGTGCGCTATGTGCGCCACACCGACATGTACAAGCCCGTGGTGGTTGGCGCTGACGCCGGCTACCTGATTTCCGACATCGTCGCCTGAGGTGAGCCATGAGCGATAAAGCCAAGGCCTACCGCGTTGTAGGCATCGACCTGGACATCGACGGCGAGCGCGTCCCCGAAGGCAGCGAGATCGAGCTGGTGGCTGAGCCATCACCCAAGCTCGCCCGCTATCTGGAACTGCTGGGGCCCGTCGAACAGGCCAAACCAGTCAAGTCGAACAAACCCAACAAGCCTGCCGATCCGGCCAAGCCCGAAACGCCTACCAAGGACGCCCAGCCAACTGGTGAAAACCAGGGCAACGAAGGCGACGACAAGAAGGCCGACGACAAAGCTGAGGAGACCAAAGCATGAAGTCGCAACAAGTAATCCTGATCACCTCGGTGGTGGCCGCAGTCGAGCTGACTCGCCGTCGCTTCGTTGGCTTTGACGGCAACGTCTGCGCCAACGGTGCCAAGGCGCTGGCTGTGGTCGAGGCCGACACCGCTGCTGGCAACGTCGCCCCGGCCAACGTCCTGGGCGTGATCCTGGTGGAAGCCGGCGCGGCTATCTCGGCCGGTGCTGAGGTTCAGTCCGATGCCAGCGGCAAGGCCATCACCAAGGCTGCCGGTATCAGTAACGGCATCGCCTGGGACGCCGCCACGGCGGCTGGCGATGTGATTCGCATCGTGCGAGGTATCTGACGATGGATAACCAGCATCGCCAGATATCTGGCTACCGCGAACTGAGCCAGGCCGAGATCGATCAGATGAACGCCGTGAAGGCCAAGGCGGCTGAGGTGGGAGCGCTACTCGATTCGCTTTCGGCTTCAGCTGGCCTGGATCAGCGTTGGGTTGGTATCGCTCGCAGTCACCTGCAGCAGGGCTTTATGGCGGCAGTCCGCGCCATCGCCCAGCCCACCACGTTCTGAGGCCAGCCATGCACTACTGCACCCGCGCCGATATCGGCAAGGCCATCCCGGAGCTGACGCTGATTCAGCTCTCCAACGATGACCCAACCGTCGAGCTGCCCAATGAGAGCGTGATCGAGGACGGCGTCCGCCAGGCTGAAGAGCTGGTGGACGGCTACCTGCGAGGCCGCTACGACCTGCCGCTCGATCCGGTACCGAGCGTGCTGCGGGATGCCGTGGTGTACCTAGCCCGCCACTGGTTGTACCAACGCCGCCCCGAGGGAGCGCTCCCCGAGGCGGTGAAGGACAGCCGCAAGGACACCCTCAAGCTGCTGGAGAGCATTCGTGATGGCGTGGTCACCCTGGGTATGCCCACGGGTGAGGCCGCACCGGAGCCGGGCAAGATCCGCGCTCGCGCTCGTCGCCAGCAGTTCGGCGATGACTTCCTGGGGCGCTACTGATGAGCCAGACCGAGCAGCTCCTGGATGCGATTGTCGAGCGTCTGAAGATAGCAATGGGCCGCAATCTGATGGTGGAACTGTTCCCGGAGAACCCGGCGCAGTACCGCCTCAACCACCCACGCGGCGCTGTCCTGGTGGCGTTCGGCAAGTCGACCTTCGGCGGCTCCCAGGCCACTGATGCGATGTTCCAGGAGCGCAACCTGGTAATCAGCCTGACCCTGGTGTTCCGCCAGCTCAACGGCAAGGACGGTGCGGTCAGCTACCTGGACCGCATCCGCGACACGCTGACTGGATGGTGGCCACCGCATTGCGACCAAGCCTGTCGTCCGGTCTCTGAGCGTTTCATCGGTCACCTGCAGGGCGTTTGGCAGTACGGCCTGGATATCGCAACCCGTGCAACTCAATTGCAATCCATGGCACCACCGGCGGGCGCGCCGCTGCTGCCACCCACCTTTGAGGGAACTCTATGAAACTCAAGCGCTACCGCTATTCCGGCCCGCAGAGCGCTGCATCTCTGCGCGTGGGCAAGGCTGGCGAGCTGCTGGATGTCCAGCTGCTGCCAGGCCAGCCTGTTGATCTGCCACCCGAGCATGAATACACCCAGGTACTGCTGGCCCTGAACCACCTGGAGCCGTTGGCGGATGACGCCGCTCCGGCCGAGAAGAAAGGAGAGAAAGCGTAATGGCTGCCAACTATCTACACGGCATTGAAACCCTGGAAGTCGAGCGCGGGCCGCGTGCCATCCGCGTGGTCAAGTCTGCGGTGATCGCGCTGATTGGTGCTGCGCCGGTTGGGCCGGTGAACACCCTGACGCTGTCGCTGAATGATCGCGATGGTGCCCAGTTCGGCCCCGAGCTGCCTGGCTTCAGCATTCCGCAGGCACTGGCCGGCATTTACGACTTCGGTGCGGGTACCGTCATCGTGGTCAACGTCCTCGACCCGCTCATCCACCGCACGGACGTTGTGGCCCAGGCTCGCCAGTTCGGCAACAACGACCGCCTGAAGCTCGGCCATGGTGCGCTGCAGGTGCTGACGCTCAAGTCGAGTGACGGCAACACCACCTATCAGCTCGACACCGACTACACACGTGACATGCTCACTGGTGAGGTGGTGCGCAAGCCCGGTGGCAACATCCCGGCGAATGCCCAGGTCAAGGCTGACTACACCTATGCCGACCCGAGCAAAGTCACTCCGGCCGACATCATCGGTGCGGTGACCATCGCAGGCCTGCGTACCGGTCTCAAGGCTTTCCCGGATAGCTACAACCTGTTTGGCTTCTTCCCCAAGCTGTTCATCGCGCCTGGCTTCTCGACCCTCAACGCGGTCAGCGTTGAGCTGATCGCAGCCGCTGAGCAGATGGGCGGCGTGGCTTATATCGACGCGCCTATCGGCACTACGCCGCAGCAGGTACTCGCTGGCCGTGGCCCACTCGGCAGCATCAACTTCAACACCAGCAGCGACCGGGTGCGTCTGTGCTACCCGCACGTCAAGGTGTACGACGCCGCTACCGATGGCGAGCGCCTGGAGCCGCTGTCGATCCGCGCTGCGGGCCTGCGGGCCAGGGTGGACTATGACAAGGGCTACTGGTGGAGCAGCTCCAACCAGGAGCTGGTCGGCGTGATCGGCCTGGAGCGTCCGCTCACTGCACGGGTTGATGACCCGGACAGTGAGGTCAACCTGCTGAACGAGGCTGGCGTCACCACGGTGTTCAACAGTTTCGGTACCGGCCTGCGGCTGTGGGGTAACCGCACGGCCGCCTGGCCGACCGTGACCCACATGCGCAACTTCGAGAACGTGCGCCGCACCAAGGATATCGTCGACGAGTCGATCCGCTACAGCTCGCTGCAGTTCGTTGACATGCCGGTCACCCAGTCGCTGCTCGATAGCGTCACGGAAAGCGTCAACCTGTTCTTCCGCAAGCTGATCGGTGACGGTGCGTTGCTCGGTGGTGAGTGCTGGTTTGACCCGGCGCGCAACCCGCAGACCGAGCTTGAACTGGGGCATGTACTGTTCAACTACAAACTGACGGTGCCGCTGCCGTTCGAGCGCGGCACCTTCGAAACCGAGATCACCGGGGAATACCTGGCCAACCTGAAGGGGGCTGCATAAATGGCAGGCGTAAACGCGCATCGCATCACCAATGCCAACCTGTACCTGGACGGGCAAGACTTCTTCGCCAAGTCCGAGGAGATCGAGCTGGGCAGCGTCAAGGCAGTCATGTCCGACTTCCAGGGGCTGGGTATGGTCGGCCTGATCGAGCTGCCGGACGGCCTCGACAAGTTGGAAGGCAAGATCGTCTGGAACAGCCTGTACAAGGAAGCCGGCAGCAAGCTGGCCAGCCCCTTCAAGACTGTACAGCTGCAGTGCCGCAGCAACGTCCAGGTGTTCAACAACGGTGGCCTGGTGGACGAGATCCCACTGGTCACCCTGATGACCATCATGCCCAAGGAATACAACCTGGGCAGTTTCAAGCCGCGTGACCCGTCGAAGTTCGAGACACCGTTCTCAGCCATCTACGTGCGCCAGCTGCTGAACGGCGAGGAGGTGCTGCTCCTGGACTACCTGGCTAACATCTTCCGCGTGGGCGGCGAGGATCAACTGGCAAAGTACCGACGCAACATCGGGCAGGCATAGTTTTAACGGATGGGTATGGATGCCCAGGACACGGAAGTCAGAAGCCCCGCCTAGTGCGGGGCTTCGCTTTTATCCCTTGCGCTTCAGGGTGCTGATGTAGCCGCGCAGGTGGGTCAGTGCGGCGTGCTCAGGATTGAGTCCGCGCAGCATAGTGCGCCGCTCGCTGCCATCGGGCAGGTAGGTCAGCAGCTCGTCGCCGATCTCGATATAGCTGGCCGTATAGGTCTCGCCTTCATGCTCCAGGGTAACGTTTTCTTCCATCACAGCCTCCGCGCTAGGTTATGGGCGCTTCTCTTTAAACCAGATTAAAAGGCAGCGCCAGTGTTAGGCGCGATGCTCAGGGCTCTTACACAGAGCAACCGATCTCATTGATCAACCTGGAGCATAAAGCATGGCCAATAAATCCAACGTAACCCTCAAGCATCCGTTCACCACCGCTGCCGGCCAGAAAGTCGAGCGGCTGGAATTCCGTCGCCTGACAGTGAAAGACCTGCGTGCAGCCAATGAGCAGGCGTCTGGCAATGCTGCTGTCGAAGAGCTGGTGCTCATGTCGCGCTCGGTCGGGCTTGTCCTGGAAGACCTGGATGCCATGGACATTGCGGACTACAAGTCCGCCCAGGAGCAGTTTCGGCTCTTGTCGGATTGATACCAGCCACCTCGACGAGTGCGAAGCCTTGCTTGCCAGGTGGTTCCGCTTTCAGCCCTCGGAGATCGAGCAGCTGACAGTAGAACGCTTCCTGATCTGGTGCGAGCAGGCCGAGCAGCAAATCCGCCAGCAAAGCGAAGCCAGCCGTGAGCAACCGTAGCCTTAGAGTAGGTCTAGAGATCGGCGCATCCGCCCGTGGGGTTCTTCCCCTGCTGGGCGGGGTGCGCCGCACCCTGACGGGCCTTGGTGACACGGCCAGCAAGCTGACTCGCCAGCATGCCGAGCTGGGTGCCTCGATCCAGCGCAACCTCGGTACGCTGGCACCCAGTACCGTCGCGGCGCTCAACCGCGACTATATTCGCCTTGGGCAAACCCTCGACACCGTTCGCCGCAAGCAAGAACAGCTCACGGCCCGTCTGGCGCGCCGGGATCAGCTGCGCAATCAGCGCGCCGAGTTGCGTTCCGGGGTGCTGGAGACCGTTGCTATCGGTGCCAGCGCGGCGCTGCCGGTCAAGCTGGCCATCGACTATGAGTCGGCCATGGCCGATGTGAAGAAGGTGGTCGACTTCGACACGCCGGATGGCTTCGTCAAGCTCGGCGATGAACTGCTCAGGATGACCCGCACCTTGCCTTTGGCCGCTTCAGAGCTGGCGGCCATTGCCGCCAGTGGCGGTCAACTGGGTGTTGCAGCGGCGGATATTCCCAAGTTCACCGAGACCGTGGCGAAGATGTCCACGGCCTTCGATATGGCTGCAGAGGATGCCGGTGACTCGATGGCCAAGCTGGCCAACGTGTACCAGATCCCGATCTCGCAGATCGGTCGCATTGGCGATGCGATCAACCACCTGTCCAACGCTTCGCCGGCCAAGGCGCGCGACATCGTCCAGGGCTTGAATCGGGTGGGTGGTGTGGCCAAGCAGTTCGGCCTGGTCGAAACCCAGGCTGCAGCCTTGGTGAATGCCTTTGTCAGTTTGGGCAAGCCGCCTGAGGTGGCCGGTACCGCCATCAACGGGATGCTGGCGAAGCTGGCCACGGCCGACAAGCAGCCGAAGAAGTTCCAGCGTGCGCTGCAGGAAATGGGCATGACGGCCGAGGGGTTGAAAGCCTCCATTGCCCAGGATGCACAGGGCGCGCTGACCAGCTTCCTGAACACCCTGAGCAAGGTGCCGAAAGCCGATCAGATGGGCGTCCTGGTTGATCTGTTCGGCCTGGAGTACGCCGATGATGTGGCGGTGCTGGCGGGCTCGATGGATACCTACGCCAAGTCCCTGGCACTGGTGAACAAGTCCTCGAACTACGAAGGTTCGATGGAGAAGGAATTCCAGGCTCGGGCCGAAACAACCGAGAAGAATCTGCGGTTGCTCAAGAACAGCATGGTCGAGTTGGGGGTGAATGTCGGTGCCGCGTTACTCCCATCACTGAATAGCCTGGTTGATACGCTCAAGCCAATGATTTGGGGCTTTTCAACCTGGGCAAAAGAGAACCCGGAACTCGTCAGCGGCGTGATCAAACTTGTGGCCGGAGCTGTTGCGCTGAAGTTGGGCGTTGTCGGCCTGTCTTACGGGTTGAGCCTGGGAGCTTCTGGCCTGAACGGAGTGGGCATCGCGATCTCGCTGCTGTCCGGCAAGTTCACCATGATGCGCGCCATGCTGTTGCTGGGTGGCCGTCTTGGCCCCTTCATCACCGGGCTTAGCCTGTTGCGTGGCGGGGCGATGCGGCTTGCGCCTGCACTTGGTATGGCGCGCACGGCGGTGCTCTGGTTGGGCCGCGCACTTCTGATGAATCCCATCGGCCTGCTGATCACCGGCATCGCTCTGGGTGCCTACCTGATCTACCGCTACTGGGAGCCGATCAAGGGCTTCTTCGGCGGGCTGTGGACGGAGATCAAGGCCGGTTTCAGTGGTGGCCTGACGGGCATCCTCGGCCTGCTGATCAATTTCAGCCCGCTGGGCCTGTTCTACCGGGCGTTCAGCGGTGTCATGAATTACTTCGGGATCGAGCTGCCGGGCAAATTCACCGACTTCGGCGGCATGCTAATCAGCGGCCTGGTCAATGGCATTACGGCGAAGCTCAGCTCTGCCAAGGAAACGGTCGTCGGGTTCGGCAGTGACGTGGCTGGCTGGTTCAAGAGTACTTTGGGTATCCAGAGTCCAAGCCGCGTCTTCATGGCTGCCGGAGCCAACGTCTCGGAAGGTGCTGCGATTGGTATCACTGCCAAGCAGGGGCTGGTCAAGCGTGCCGCCTTGGGAATGGCAGCCGCGACTGCAGTCAGCCTTGCCACCCCGCAACTGGCTGCAGCTGAGGGGCCAGCTGCAACTGCAAGTCGCGTGGCCAACCTGGCACGAAGCGTTGGCCCTGCAGCTCTGTCAGGCCAAGCCAGTGGCGGCATCACCATCCACTACAGCCCCACGGTAACCGTCCAGGGCGGTGGCCCTGGTACTCAGGAGGCTGTCCAGCAGGCCCTGCAGCTATCGCGTAATGACCTGGAGAAACTCATGCGAGAAGTCATCGCCGACCAGCAGCGGAGGGCCTTCTGATGTGGGCAGTACTCGGCGATATCGAGTTCGAGGTGAAGTATCACCCCGGCCGGCAGGATGAGCGCTCAGCCGCGGACTACGCCCAGCATGCGTTGATCCAGGGTAAGCCGCGCTTGGAGTGGGTAGGCGACAGCCTCGACGAGCTGACCCTGGAGCTGACCCTGCACGCGCTCCTGGTCGACCCTGAGGCACAGATCCGCCGACTGAAGACGGCGCTGCGGGCACATGAGCCGCTGCCGTATGTGCTGGGCTCCGGCGACTACCGGGGCGTTTACCTGCTCACCGAGGTGGGTACCGCCACGCGCCGGACGGACGCCCAGGGCCGGCTGATCTCGGCAACGGTCAGCGTCTCGCTGCTGGAGTACTCCGGGCAATACAAGAAGCCGTTGCCGGTACCGCGCGGCCTGAGCAACAGCCTGCTGGCGAACCCAGGCGCGCAGATCGGCGCTGCCGCTCAGGTGATCGTAACCCCCACGCAGCGCGTACTCGGCATGGCGCGCAGTGCCGGTAACCTGCTGCGCACAGGTGTCGAGGCCTACAGCCTGGCCAAGGCCCAGGGCAATAGCCCGAGCCTGCTGATGGGCCAGGCCAGCCTGCTGCTGAGCCTGACGGGGCAGGCACTGACGCCCTTGCTGGGCCTCCAGGATGCAGCCGGGCTGTTGAGCGATGGGGCTGACCTGGTACAGGTCGCCGCGCGCGCTGCCAGCGAGGTGCAGTACGCCCAGTCCGCCATGTCACCGCCCAGTCTGGAGGGCATCGTCAGCCAGGTGGAGTACGCAGCCGGGCATATGGAGGAGGCCCAGTCCACCCTGGCTGGTGCCTCAACCCGTCTGGCTAAGCTGGCCGCCGCCGTGATCACCAGGAGGGCTTGAGATGGCCGATCAGTACCTCAGCCACACCACCCGCGAGGGTGAGCGCTGGGATCAGCTAGCGGTCACCTACTACGGCGACGCCACCCGCTATGAGCCCATCGTCCGCGCCAACCCGCAAGTGCCGCTGACCGGTGCCCTGCAGTCGGGCCTGACCCTGCGCATCCCGGTGCTCGATGTCGCCCCGAATAGCGAGGATCTGCCGCCGTGGTTCAAGTGAGCGACATTCCTGGCCGCAACTCGGCCGAGCCCACCGTCTGGCGCATTGGTTACCAGGGCCGTGACCTAACGGCTGATCTGTCACCGTACGTCCTGGGCGTGACCTGGACGGATTACCTGAGCGGCCAGTCCGACGAGATCAGCATCGAGCTGGAGGACGCCGATGACAAGTGGCTCGGCGTCTGGTATCCGGTCAAGGGTGATGCCTTGACCCTGTCCATGACCTATCCAGGGCAAGCACCGCTGAACTGCGGCAGCTTTGAGGTGGACGAGATCAACGCCAACGGCCCACCCTCGGTGGTGGTCATTCGCGGCTTGTCCGCTGGGGTCAGCAAGGGCGTGCGCACCCGCAAGGGTGTGGCCTATGAGAACACCACGCTGGCTGAGATCGCCCGCCAGGTGGCCAAGCGCAACAAGTTCGACCTGGTCGGAGAGATCAAGCCCCTGCGCATCGACCGCATCACCCAGTTCCAGGAGCGCGACCTCGCCTTCATCACCCGCTTGGGCCGGCAGTACGGCTATGCGGTCAAGCTGCGGGAAAACAAGCTGATCTTCACCGCCAAGTCCGCCCTGCGCGATGGTGCCCCGGTGCGTTCGATCCGCCGCCAGGAGTGCAGTCGCTACGACCTCAAGGACAAGATCAAGGACGTGTTCCGTACGGCTAAGAACACCCACCACGACCCGGACACCCAGAAGACTATCCGTAGCCAGGTCGAGGACAGCCGCGCGCCGGACAGCCCTGCCGGCATGGAGACCAGTGCCGACGAGCTGCGCATCAACCAGCGCGCGCCGGATGCCGACAGCGCCCAGGCCCAGGCCGACGCTGCCCTGAGTGACGCCAACGACGAGAGGGCCGGCGGCAGCCTGACATTGCCGGCCGACCGCCGCCTTGTGGCCGGTGCGGTGGTGGCCCTGGACGCCAGCTGGGGCCGCTTCGCGGGCGATTACCTGATCAACCAGGCCCGTCACAACAAGCGGCGCAGCAGCGGCACCACGGCCGACATCGAGATTCGCCGGGTGACGCCCGCGCCGGTACCGCCGATCCCGACCCTGGCCGGAGAGCCTACCCAGTCCAGTGCCGAGGTAACCGCATGAGCAGTGAAACCCTGGACGGCCTGCAATTCGGCCTGGTTAGCAAGCTGGACTACCTCAGCTGCCGGGTTAAGGTACGCCTGGAGGAGTTCGACGGCCTGGAGACCTGGTGGCTGAAGGTGCCCCAGCAGCACACTAAGGCGACCAAGAGCCGACCGCTGATGCCGGAGATCGGTGAGCAGGTGGCCGTGCTGCTGCAGCGCGACGGGGTCAACGGCGTGGTGTTGGGCGGGATTTACTCGACGGCCGAGCCGCCACCAGTGACGGATGAGGAAACCCACTACCTGCGTTTCAAGGACGGCACCACGGTGACCTACAACGTGCAGAGCGGTGCACTGGCCGTGAACTGTGTAGGCAGTGTGGCCGTCCAGGCCGCCACCACGATCACTCTGCAGGCCGGCGAGCGCATTGCGCTGACCGCGCCGCGCATCGACCTGAATTGAGTCCGTCATGCCTGCCGCCGTCCGCTTGAACGATAGCTGTACCGGCCACGGCTGCTGGCCGCCTCGCGCCAATGATCAGGCCAGCGGGGATGTATTCATTAACGGGCGCGGCGCTCACCGCCAGGGCGATCACTGGGCCGCCCATACTTGCCCAAGCATTCCAGAGACCCATGACTCAGCTCTTGCAGTTGGCAGCCCGACTGTGTTCGTCAATGGCAAGCCGCTGGGCCGGATCGGAGATGCTGTGGCCTGTGGTTCGGAGGTGGCCACCGGCAGTGGCAACGTGTTCGCCGATGAGGGTTGAGCCTCTTTAAACCCGATTAAAAGCCACTCTCGGCTGGCTTCCCCACCATGGGCGCATGACTACGCCCACTTCCTATACCAGCATCACCGCCTCCCACTGGCAGCCGGCCCTCGGTTCGCCCGGTGAGGCCGACGAAGGCCTGCGCGATATCGACCAGGCCATCCGCATCATTCTCACCACGCCTCGGGGCAGTGACCCCCACCGCCCCGAGTTCGGCAGCGACCTCCACCTTTATATCGACTGGCCCACCGACCGCGTCGTCCCGCACCTGGTACGCGAGGCGGTCGAGGCCATTCGCCGCTGGGAGCCGCGAGTGATCCTGGTGCAGGTGCTGACCGAGATCGAGGAGGCCCACATCACACTGCGGGTGCAGTGGAAGGTGGCGGACGGTGTTCTCCAGCAAACCGAGGTGCCGTATGCGCGCACTACCAGCGCCTGAGTTCGTCAAGATCGACCCGGCCGCTATTGAGGCGGCCCTGGTCGCCCGCTACGAGTCGAAGTCCGGCAAGACCCTGTACCCGGCGCAGATCGAGCGCCTGTTCATCGACCAGGTGGCCTATTCGCAGAGCCTGGCGCTGATGGCCATCCAGCATGCTGGCGAGCAGCTCCTGGTGCGCTTCAGCTCTGCCCCGATCCTTGACTACCTGGGCGAACTGGTCGGTACGCCTCGACTGCTCGCCCAGTCGGCGCGCTGCACGCTGCAGTTCAGCGTCAGCGAGGTCGCAGCACTGCCGTTGCTGATCCCCGCCGGCACCCAAGTGACCAGCCAGGATGGTCGCCTAATCTTCACCACTGACGCGGATGCCACCATCCAGGTCGGGCAGATCCAGGTGCAAGTCAAAGCCACCTGCCAGACGGCTGGCACCGTGGGTAACGGCTGGGCCGTGGGGCAAATCAGCGTGTTGCCCAGTCCACCCCTCGACGGACTGGTGGCCAGCAACGTAACTGTGCCCGCCGATGGTGCCGACGAAGAGCAGGATGACCGCTACAAGGAGCGAATCATCCTGGCACCGGAGGCCTACACCAACGCTGGCAGCCGTGGCTCCTACCGCTACCACGCCTTGTCGGTTCACCAGAGCATCATCGACGTGGCCGTGCATGGGCCGGACGATGGCCAGCTCGATGGCCATGTCGCCCTGTATCCCTTGACCTCCAGCGGCCTGCCCACCGCCGATCTGCTCACTCAGGTGGAGACCAGCTTGAGCGGCGAAAAGCGTCGACCGCTGTGCGACACGGTGCGTGCCATGGCTCCGCCCGAAGTGGCGTTCGCCATTCAGGCCAGCCTGATCTTCTACGCCACCGCAGACCGAGCCGGTGCCATGCAGCGGGCTCAGGCAGCAGCCGATGCCTGGGCGGCGGATCTGCGCGCCGGCCTTGGCCGCGACATCGTTCCCGAGCAGCTCACGGCTGTGCTGCAGGTGGTCGGGGTCTACCGGGCTGCCGTGGCCTTGCCGGTGCTGACTGACGTGCAGTCGCATCAGTGGGCCAACTGCACCGGCATCGTCCTGACGGACGCCGGGGTGGTCGATGGCTGAGCAACAGCTACCGCCGGCACTGGCCGGTGATGAGCGCTTCGCCATTCTGTGCGAGCTGCTCGCCGAAACCTATGCCGACCTCGATCTTGGGGCGATGGCCGTCTACCTGGTCGACCAGGCTAAGCCCTCGCTGCTGCCGACCCTGGCTGAGCAGTTCTCAATGCTCGATGAAGCGGCCTGGCTGCTGGCCGAGTCGGAGGATGCTCGCCGCAACCTGATCAAGAACGCCGTAACCCTGCATCGCTACAAAGGCACGCCCTGGGCGATCCGCGAGCTGATACGTCTGCTCGGCTTCGGCGAGGTCACCATTCTGGAGGGCTTGGGTGGCCTCGACTATGACGCTCAGGCCTCCTTCGATGGCATCCGCGTATACGGCGACACCGGCAGTTGGCCGGTGTATCGAGTTTTCCTGGCCCAGCCCATCACCAACGATCAGGCAGAGCTGCTGCGCCGTGTGCTGCGCGCGACGGCACCAGCCCGCTGCCGCCTGGCTTCGCTGGAGTACTCAGCAGTGGCCATCCGTTACAACCAGACCGCCGCGTTCGACGGCCAATACAACCATGGGAGCAGCTAATGGCTAACTTGCCGGAAACGCCCGATTACCCTGCTGGCGTCTACCAGCTCGAAACATCCGACCCGGTGCTGGGTGGACCTGGTGGCATCGCCAACCGCCAGGCCGAACAACTGGGCTACCGCACCGCCTGGCTCAAGGACAAGATCGATGCCTTTCTCGCCGGCACCGTGGCAGTATTCAAGGCGACCAGGCTCGCCGCCGCGCGCACCTTGTCGATCAGCGGTGCCGGCAGTGGCAGTGTCGACTTTGACGGCAGCACCAACGCCAACATCGTCCTGACCCTGGCCGATAGCGGCGTGGTGGCCGGTACCTACCCGAAGCTGACGATCAATGCAAAGGGACTGGTGACTGGCGGTGCCGGCCTGGCGCCCTCCGATATCCCCAGCCTGGACTGGAGCAAGATCACAAGTGGAACGCCAATGACGTTGGCTGGCTATGGCGTGACTCTCGCCACTCAGGCTGATGCTGAGGCAGGTACTGACAACGCGAAGCCGACCACTCCACTGCGCGTCTTCCAGGCGCTTCGCTCTGTAGCAGCGCTGGCTACCGAGGCTGTTCGTGGAGTACTTCGTGTCGGTACTCAGGGAGAGGTAAACGCGGGTACGTTGGATGATGTAGTAGTCACTCCTAAGAAGCTGCGATGGGGGTTCGCTGCTCTTATTGCTGGCAATGGATATGTCGTGTTCCCCACCTGGTTGGGTGGGCTGATTATCCAATGGGGTACCGCTGGAGCTATTCCGGCAGGAGGTAGTCTCACGGTAGTACGGCCTCTCACCTTTCCGAATGCGGGCTATCTCACCGTTGTCGGTAACTCTTTTTCGCAAGGCTCGACCAGCTACTTCAGCAGTGTCGGCGTTCAGTATGTAAACAACGCTCAATTCAACATCTACGTCTATGGCTCAGTTGGGCAACCCAACGCGACATGGATCTCAATCGGACATTAAGGAGGTACCGTGATTTATTTCTCTCCCTCAGCAGCAGGATTCTTCCGCAGTGATGTTCATGGTGATCGTATGCCCGCAGATGTGGTGCCGGTAACCAAGGAGGATTACAACGCGCTTTTGGCGGGGCAGTCTTCGGGCAAAATTATCAAGCCAGACACCAACGGACATCCCGTCTTGGTAGATCTTCCTGCCCCCATTCTGACTAGCGAAAGTCTTTGCCGTGATATCGATCAGGCTGCAGACTCCGCCCGAGCTATGGTTGCCGGGGATCCGCTACGCGCTGTGGAGTACGAGAAAGCCGCCGTCGAGGCTCAGGTCTTCAAGGATTCCGGGTATCCGGCTGGGGTTGTGCCACGGACTGTGGCGGCCTGGGCCATCAACGGCCGTACCGCCCGACAGGCAGCGGACAACATCTTGGCTGAAGCAGCTGCCTACAACGAGGCGCTATATCAGATCCGCGAGGCTCGACTTAGTGCCAAGGAGCAGGTGCGCCAGGCCATGGCAGCCAACCAGGTGGAGCAGGCCCGCTTGATTGCCGCGGCCACCATCGACAGCATTCGCGCGGCGATCACCAGCATTGGTAACGCAGGAGCCTGACCATGGAGCGCATCCAGCTACTGTTCAGCACCACTCGCCACCCGTTCAGCGGTCTGATTCGCGTAGCCACCTGGTCGCGCTGGAGCCACGTCGCGCTGGTAGCTGGCCGCACGTGATCGAGGCCATTGCCCTGGGCGGCGTGCGCCAGGTGTCCAAGGCCTACGCCATCCAGCGTGCCTCGGACTACTGCCTAGTAGAGCTGCCGGCCCACAATGCGCAGGCAATCATCGACGCAGCGCGTAGCCAGATCGGCAAGCCCTACGACTGGACGGCCATAGTCGGTCTTGGTCTGCAGCGTGACTGGCAGGAAGACGATTCGTGGTTCTGTTCGGAGTTGGTGGCCTGGGCGGCCGATCAAGCGGGCGAGCCGTGGTTCCGCCAGGAGGCTTTGCGCCGAGTCACCCCTGAGCACATCTGGATGCTGTCACCCGAGCGAGGGCTCTGCCCAATAGAAGGATAAGAGAGGGCTGTCAGCCTGGGTGCGGTAACACCCAAGCTGACCGCCAACCCGCAGATCAGGCCTGCAAGCCAGCCAAGGCCCCCTGCTCACGCGTGAGCGGCGGGGAGCCTACCAGAAGCGCAAAAGGTTTGCAGATGATGAAAGATATTCGTTGTGGCCAATGTGGCCGCAAGCTGGCGACTGCCAGTGGCTTCACCGAGATACAGATCAAGTGCCCGCGCTGCCGGACACTCAATCACCTGAAGGCCGAGAGCCTCCTGTTACCGCCATCGAGCGCAACTAGCCATCAGGAGGCACCATGTCCGCACAACCGATCATCCCCTGGATAGGTGGCAAGCGCCGCCTTGCAGACCGGATATTTCCCTTGTTCCCTCAGCACAGCTGCTACGTCGAACCGTTCGCAGGCGGTGCAGCGCTGTTCTTCCTTCGCCCGGTACCGGCCGAGGTGGAGGTGCTGAATGATGTGAACGGCGATTTGGTCAACCTTTACCGGGTGGTGCAGAACCACCTGGAAGAGTTCGTCCGGCAATTCAAGTGGGCGCTGAGCAGCCGCCAGGTGTTCAAGTGGCTGCAGATGACCAGGCCAGAAACGCTGACTGATATCCAGCGGGCTGCCCGGTTCTACTACCTGCAGCAGAGTGCCTTCGGTGGTCGTGTCGATGGCCAGACCTACGGCACCGCGACCACCACGCCGCCAGGGCTCAACCTGCTGCGCCTGGAGGAGACCCTGTCCGCCGCCCACCTGCGGCTCAGCAACACCTACATCGAGCACCTGAGCTGGCAGGAGGTAATGAAGAAGTACGACCGCGAGCACACGCTGTTCTACTGCGACCCGCCGTACTGGGAGACCGAGGGCTACGGCGTGCCCTTCGAGTTTGAGCAGTACCTGGAGATGGCTAGGATGCTCAAGGCGATCAAGGGCAAGGCAATCATCAGCCTCAACGACCACCCAGCCATCCGTGAATGCTTCGCCGACTTCCACATCGAGACCACGGGCATCAAGTACACGGTTGGTGGTGGCAAGGGGAGCGAGGCGAAGGAGGTGCTG